ATGTCCGCCCCGCCGCTGGCCGTCTTCGACCGCATCATCTCGGACCGGGGCTCGGTCTATGCGGTCTCGGGCGGGCCGGTGGCGGACCGCGCCGGGATCGACGCGCGGCTGGCCGAACTGAAATCCGTCCGCCGCTTCGCCAAGGCCACGCACAACAGCTGGGCCGCGCGGCTGGGCGGCGAGGGGCTCAAGGCCGACGACGGCGAATCCGGCGCCGGCGCGATCATCCTGCGGATGCTGGAAAGCGAGGGGCTGGACGACCACCTGGTCGTGGTCACGCGCTGGTACGGCGGCAAGCACCTGGGTGGCGACCGCTTCCGCCACGTGATCGGCGCGGTGCGCCATTACCTCGCGCATCGGCCGACCTGAGGCGGGTGGTAGGCCCGGAGGGCAGGGCGTAAGCCAAGCCTTTCAAGGGACTATGCTGGCGAACCCTGAAAATCGCCGCATTGAAAACACTGGCGAAAATCGGGACGTGGCGAACCTCTCAAGGGGGGGCGCAAAAGAAAATCCCGGTGCGCTGGCGGGCGCAACCGGGACAAATCAGAATAGCTTTTGGAGCTGGTTCGACCATAACCTGAAGCGCCAGGCGGCTGCAAGCGCACTTGTGTCCGCGCTGATGAATTGCAGCGCCCAGGATCGCGTTTCTTTTCTCGAAACCATGCTGGACGCGATTGAGCCCGACTGGCGGGCGCTGGCGCTGATCGATGACATGCAGGACGCCCGGTGGTGGGCTGCCAGCGCCTCTGACCGGCAGCGCAAGGCCATGGCGCTGGCCAGCTACGAGGCGATGCCCGAACCCGCCCGCCGTTCATTCGTGGCCTATATCACGGGGGCGCGTCATGGCTGACGATGACAAGCGCGACCGCCCCGAGGACACTGACACCACGCCGTGGGCAGAGATGGCCGGCGGCCCGACCGTGGTGAACTTCGCCGCCGAGAAGGCGAAACGCACGGATCGGAACGCCCGCAAGAGCCGGTTCTTCTCGGCGGCCGAACTGGACGGCCGCGAGGTGCCCGTCCGCGACTGGCTGGTTCCCGGCATGATTCCGTCCGGCACCGTCACGCTGCTGTCGGGCGACGGCGGCACCGGCAAGTCACTGCTGGCGCTGCAGCTGGCCGTCGCCTGCGCCCTGGGCAGGCCGTGGATCGGCCGCCAGGTCGCGGGCGGCACCGCGCTGTATGTCTCGGCCGAGGATGATGAGGCGGAACTGCACCGCCGACTCGCGGGCATCCTGCAGGCCGGCGGCGCGGACTTCCTCGACCTGGACCAGCTGTCACTGCGCAGCCTCGCGGGCGAGGACGCGCTGCTGACCGCGCTGGACGCGCGCACCGGGCACCAGAGGATCACGGACCTGTTCCGGGAACTGGATGCCTTCCTGACCGACCTGCGGCCCGCCCTGGTGGTGCTGGACACGCTGGCGGACCTGTTCCCAGGAAACGAGAACGACCGAGCCCAAGCGCGTCAGTTCATCGGCCTCCTGCGCGGCATAGCGATCCGGCACAGCTGTGCGGTGGTGCTGCTGGCGCATCCGTCCCTTTCCGGCATCCAGAGCGGCACCGGCATGTCGGGCAGCACCGGCTGGCACAATTCGGTGCGGTCGCGGCTCTACCTTCATCGCGTCATTCAGGGCGACGAAGAACCCAACCCCGATGCGCGGGTGCTGCAGACCATGAAGGCGAACTACGGGCCGACCGGCGAGGAGATCAGCCTGACGTGGCGCGACGGCGTGTTCTCCGTGGATCCGACAGAGAGCGGCCTTGACCGCCTCGCGCGCCGGAGCAAGGCCACGCGCAAGTTCATGGAGCTGCTGCGATTGCTGCGCCAACAGGGTCGCGACGTGAACAGCCGCAGCGGCCCCAACTATGCGCCTTCGGTGTTCGCCGCTCATCCCGATTCAGAAGGCATCACCAAGGCCGCTTTCCGCGAGGCGATGGAAATCCTGTTCGCTCAGAACACCATTCGCAACGTGCAGATCACGCGCGACCGGAAGCCGACAACCGTTCTTCAGGAGGCGGAATGATGGGTGCGAAACTCCCCGCGATCTCCCCGCGATCTCAAAAAACCGGGTGCGATCTCCCCGCGATCTCCCCGCGATCTCCCCGCGATCTCGGGCGCGAAACTCCCTCCCTTCCTAAAGGAAGGGAATATAGCGTGCCGCCCTCGGGCGTGCGGCACACGCCTGTGCTGGTTTCGGATCAGCTGCATGTGCTGGCAGGCAGGGTTCTTCGCCTGATGGTGTCGCACCGGAACCCCGAACAGTTCTTCGTCGAGCGCAGCGACATTGCCGACGAGATGCGCCGGTTGGCGCGGGCGGTGCGCTGATGGCCACCCGCATCTATCGCGAGACGACCAGCAACGATGACGCGAAGGCCATTGCCGAGCGGATCAAGCGCATGGAATACGAACTGATTTCTATCGTCACCGGCAACTCGACACTGGAGCCGAACCCGCTCACGGCACGGGCGAGCGCGACACTGGCGAAGATGCAGCGCCAGCTGCGCGCCCTGCGCATCGACATGGAAGTCGAGCGCCGGTTCGACACCGCCCCACTGGCTGTTCCCCGGTTCGGCGCGACGGAACGGACTGGCCATCTACCCTCGCGGGTCCTTCCCGAGGCCGCGCTATACGGGTCAGCGAGGCCCGACGCTTCGACCTTTGCAATAAATTACAAGGGGTTAAAATGAGGATCGTGTCCGAACTGCCGCTGGAGGGGGACCGCCCGGTGCACCGCATCGACGGCGCCGGGCTCTGCGACCTGCTGGGCTTGTCGCCGGCGGCGCTGACGAACCTCAAGCAGCGCGGCATCGCGGTTCATCATGGCCGGGATGCCTGGAACCTCGAAGAAACCGTCCGCAACTACGTCCAGCACCTTCGCGGCACCGCAAGCGGCCGGGGCGGCGAGCAGCACGTCGAGAGCCTGACCAGCGAACGCGCCCGGCTCGCCAAGGAACAGGCCGACGCTCAATCACTCAAAAACGCGGAGAGGCGAGGAGAGCTTGTTTCAGCGGCCTCCGTGCTTGCCGGGTGGTCGGATACCCTGCGGGGCCTTCGCGCCCGTCTGATGGCCCTGCCATCGCGTCTGAGGGCCGATCTACCGCACCTGTCTGCCTCGGACGTCGCGCTGATCGACCGAGAACTGCGTTCGACACTGGAGGCGCTTGCCGATGGCGACGATTGAGGACATCCGCCGCGAGGCCCTGCGCGCCCTGCGCCCGCCGCCCAGGTTGCGGCTGTCGGAATGGATCGAGCGCGAGGTCCACCTGCCCGAAGGCGTGTCGGCGCAGCCTGGACAAGTCCGCCTCTGGCCCTTCCAGCGCGAGATTGCCGATGCCATCGGGGATCCGCTGATCGAGCGCGTCACCCTGGTCAAGCCGGTGCGCGTCGGCTTCACCACCCTGCTGACCTCGGCCGTTGCCAGCTTCGTGGCGAATGACCCCGCGCCGATTCTCTGCCTGCTGCCCGCCGAGGCCGATTGCCGGGACTACGTGGTTTCGGATGTGGAGCCGATCTTCGCCGCCTCGCCTGCCGTCGCCGCCGTCCTGTCAGAGGAACGCGACGAGGCCGGGCGCAACACGCTGCTGTCGCGCCGCTTCCCCGGCGGCTCGCTCAAGGTCGTCGCCGCCAAAGCCCCGCGCAACCTGCGCCGCCACAACGTCCGCCTGCTGTTCATGGACGAGGTGGACGGCATGGAGGCCACCGCCGAGGGCTCGCCCATCCTGCTGGCCGAGCGCCGCACCCTGTCCTTCCCCGATCGCAAGATCGTTCTCGGCTCGACCCCGGTGCATGAGGATACCAGCCACGTCCTGCGGGCCTACGCGCAGTCGGACCAGCGCATCTTCGAGATCCCGTGCCCCAGCTGCGGCACCTTCGCGGAGATCACCTGGGACGCGATCACCTGGGACGATGACGCGCCCGAGACGGCCCGCTGGCGCTGCCCCCATTGCGCGGCCGAGATCGAGGAGCGCCACAAGCCCGCGATGGTCGCGGAAGGACGCTGGCGGGCGCTGCGGCCCGAGGTGCAGGGCCATGCGGGCTTCCGGCTGAACGCCCTGGTCTCGCTGCATGCGAACGCATCCTGGTCAAAGCTGGCGGCCGAGTTCCTCAGCGCCAAGGATGACCCGACGACTCTGCAGACGTTCGTCAACACCATCCTCGGGCAGGGCTGGCGCAGCGACGGCGAGGACCTGGACGAGGCCGACATGCAGGCCCGCGCCGAAGCCTTCGGCCTGGACAACGTGCCGGCCGAGGTGCTTGCGCTGACCGTGGGCTGCGACGTGCAGCACGACCGCCTGGAGCTGACCTATGTCGGCTGGACCGAGACCGGCTGCATGCTGATCCTCGGCCACCGGGTGATCTGGGGAGCATGGGATGCCGATGACACCTGGGCCGAGCTCGACACGATGCTGAGCGAGCGGTTCCCGCACGAGCTCGGCGGCCGAATTGCCATCGACGCCACCGCCATCGACGCGGGTGACGGCACGTCGATGAACCGGGTGACGGACTTCTGCCGCGCCAGGACGCGCCGCAAGATCATCGCCATCAAGGGCGCGGCGGGCTTCGCGCGTCCGGTGATCGAGCGGGCCGGATCGACCACGAAGACCGGCGCGCGGCTGTGGATCGTCGGCGTGGACACGGTGAAGGCGCAGGTCTTCGCCCGCTTCCCCCGCCCATCCTCGGCCCGGTTCTCTGCCAGCCTGCCCGCCGTGTGGTTCGAGCAGGCGACCAGCGAGCGGGCGCAGCTGCGCTACCTGCGCGGCCAGCCCGTGCGGCAGTTCGTCCGCATACCGGGCAGACGGGCCGAGGCGCTGGATTGCGTGGTCTATGCGGTGGCCGTGCGCGCCCTGGTCAACATCGTGCCCGAGATGCGTCGCGCCGAGTTGGCGCAAGAGGCCGCGCCCATCCTTCGCAAGGGGCCGGTGCTGCAATCGTCCTGGATGGCAAGAGGATAGGCTGGATGCGCCCGGCGGTATCGTCTTTCCCGCCATGCATCCCCGTTAGTCGGCGAGTGGGTAAACCCCGACAGGGCGCGGCCGTGGCTCCTCACGGCGCGGCGCCCATCCATCGCACAAGGGTGGCGGAGCATCAGGCGTAGTCGTAGTCGCCTTCGTCAATCCGGTGATCTTTCCTGAGCCTCACGCCGGCCCCTTGACCGTCCTCGGCAATGAACTCGACCCCTGCGGCTTCAAGGGCAGCCTGGATGGCGAGCAAGTTGTTAAGGTTCGGAACTCGCTGCCCCTTCTCAAATGCGACTACCGTATTGCGCGAGACGTTCGCAGCATCAGCGAGCGTTGCCTGGTCGAGTTCTACTAACGCCCTGGCGGCACGACATTGCGCCGGTGAAATTGTCATGAAGCCCAACCTTGCGCTTAATGTTTGACATAGTGCCCTGTGTTGGGCATTGTGCCCAACACATACCACGAAGCACCAGATTGGAGCAACCAATGCCGAACCCTGTTCCGGCAGCCGCTCGCGGCTTGCCCTTTGCCCGCCTTCTCGAAATCCACGACTGCCTGACGCTGGCCCTGGACGCGACCGAGCGGCTGGATGGCTACAGCCAGTCCGAGCGCGAGGCGCGCTCCTACATGCGGACCGCGCAACGTCGCGTCGGCCGTCTGCTGGAGGTCCGGGCATGAACCGCCGCGCCCTTCTAAAAGCCGCGCCTGCGCTGGCACTGGCCGGAGCCGCCCCGGCGCAAGGTATAACCATGATGGTTACACCTTCGACCGAAACCCCGGTCGCGACGCTGTTTCGCGAGTGGCGCGCGCATAGCGCCTGGCTGAACGAGCCGGAGACGGCCGAATGCCCCGAAGATCAGTTCAACGCCCACTGCGCCGAGAACGTGAGGATGATCGAGCAGATGTGCGGTGAGCCGTGCCGCGACATGGCAGACCTCTGCCTGAAGCTTCTGGCTGTGACCGATTTTGGCAAGGACATCCAGTTCCCCGAACTCGCCACCAAGGACCAACTGGCGGCAGACGTTCGCGCACTGGTCGGAGCTTGACACTCAAGATGAGGTAACTTGACCGCATTCATGCGCTTTGCTAAATTGGGGTCAAATGACCTTGATTGGAGACAATGACATGAGACGCGCCACCCTAACCGCCTTGGTCGAAATGGACGCCGAACGCTTCAACGTCCTGCGGCGCCGCGATCAGCTGCCCTTCGTCGGCGCGGCCGAAAGCGAGCGCGGATGGCAGGAGTTCAGCCTGCAAGACGCCTTCAAGCTGCGCATGATGCTCGACCTGATGGTGGGGAGCGGCCTTGGTCCTGCCGAGGCGAAATCCGTGCTGCACGGGGCATCGATGATTGATGTTCGCCACGCGGCCGAAACCACCCCTGACCTGTGGTTCGGCGAGTTCACCAAGCCCGGCGGAGAGTTCGGGGGCCACTTCGGGACGTTGGTGCAGCTGGCGGACAGGCTCGACAAGCCGGGCCACTCCTCGCGCATCATCCTGGTCAATGCATCTCGTGCTGCACGTGCACTGCTGGCCCGCGCGGCTGATCTGGGCATCGCCGACTGATGCCCGTTCCATTTGCCCGCACCCTGTCCCGCATCTTCAAGCGCAGCGGCATCGAGGCCGGAGCGAATGGGCGCCGGTGGGCCGGGTCGCCCATGCTGGCGAACCCCAACAGTTCGATCCTGTCGGCACGCGGTCCAGCGCACAAGCGCGCGGCCGCGCTGCACGTCAATACCCCCTACGGATCGCGGATCGTGGAGACCTGGACCTCTGCCATCGTCGGCAAGGGCTGGCAGGTTCGCTCGCAGCACCCCGATGCCGAGGTGCGGCGCTGGATCGGTGACGCCTTCGAGGGCCTGATCCTTCCCATCCTCACCCCTCTCGCGCGGGCCCTGGTCCGCGACGGGGAGGCGCTGGTCCGGCTTTCCCTCCAGACCGGGCCGGACCAGCTGCGCCTCTCGCTTCTGCCCTGCGAGCAGCTGGATGCCAGCCTGACTCGCGAGCAGCCCGGCGCGGGACGCATCGTTGCCGGGGTCGAGTTCGACGCCGACGACCAGATCGTCGCCTATCACGTGTTGCCCGAGCCGCCCGGCACGGCCTATGCCCCGCCGCACCGGCTGCCTGCCCGCGACGTGCTGCATGTCTTCGACCCGCTCTTTCCGGGGCAGGTGCGCGGCTTGTCGTGGCTGGCGCCCGTCCTGCTGAAGCTGCGGGACCGTGACGAGGCGTCCGACGCCCTGCTGATGCAGCTCAAGGTCGCCTCGCTGATGACCGGCTTTGTCCGCGATCCTGACGGCGGCAGTGCTGGGTTCGGTGATGGCGCGGACGGCGCGGTGAACGTGTCCCTGGAGCCGGGCGCCATGCGCATCCTGCCCCCGGGCGCCGAGGTGACGTTCAGCCAGCCGGGGCAGGGCCTCACGCAGGCCATCGACTTTCTGAGGGCGCAGGATCGCGAGATTGCGGCCGGCGTTGGCGTCACCTTCGAGCAACTGACCGGCGACCTGGGCGAGGCCAACTATTCCAGCGCCCGCGTGGGCCTGCTGGAGTTTCGCCGCCGCGTCGAGATGCTGCAGCGCCTTCTGATCGAGGGCCAGTTCCTGCGCCCCCTGTGGCGGCGCTGGATCGAGGCGCAGGCGCTCGCCGGCACCATCCCCGCCGATCAGGTCGAGGATTACCTGCCCGTCCGCTTCGTCGCGCCCGGCTGGCAATGGGTCGATCCGAGAAACGAGGTCGAGGCGGAGGTCGCCGCGATCAACGCCGGCCTGAAATCCCGCGAGGAAGTCGTCGCCGGCCGCGGCCGCGACATCGACGACCTGGACGCCGAACGCGCCCGCGACACGCAAGCCAAGGAAGCCACGCAGTGACCATCCATATCCGCACCCTCACGCCCGCGCCGTCCACCCTGGACCGCAACGCCCGCACCGTGGAGGCGATTGTTTCCACCGGCGCGGATGTGCAGCGCGGCAGCATCACCGAGCGGCTGGACCTGTCCGGCGCCGACCTGTCCCGCTTCGTTGGCGCCCCGGTGCTGGATGCGCATCGGTCCAGCTCCACCCGTGACCAGCTCGGCGTGATCGAGGCCGCAGAGATCCGCCCCGAAGGCATCTGGGTCCGCATGAAGTTCCGCAGCAACGACGCGGCGCAAGCTGTCCTGGCCGACATTGCCGAGGGCACCCTGCGCGGCCTGAGCATCGGTTACCAGGTGGCCGAGTGGAAAGAGACGCGGGACGGCAACCGCCGGATCCGCATCGCAGCCAAATGGACGCCCATCGAGGCGTCCGTTGTCCCTGTCCCGGCCGATCCGGGCGCACACTTTCGTCATGGAGACAATCGCATGAACCCCGAAGAACAGACGGCCGAGCGCCCGGCCGACGAGACGGCGCGCACCACCCGGGCCGAGGCGAACGCCGCGATCCGCAGCATTGCCGAGGCGGCCGGCCTGTCCCGTGCCTGGGCGGATGCGCAGATCGACGCCGAGGCCACCCCCGACACTGCCCGCACGGCGGCGTTCGAGGCCATGCGCCAGCGCAGCACAGAGACGCGGACGCGCAGCCAGCGGGCGGAGATCACCTTCGACCACAGCGACCCCAGCCTGGCGACCCAGCGGGCCGGCGAAGCCCTCTACGCCCGGATGCACCCCGGCCACCAGCTGAGCGAGGCCGCCCGGCCTTTTGCCGGCATGACCATGCTGGACCTCGCCCGCGACTCGCTGCGCCGTGCGGGCATCAGCACCACCGGCATGGCGGCTGAGACGGTGTTCAAGCGCGCGGGCGTGGGCTACCACACGACCAGCGACTTTCCCGCGATCCTGGGCGATGCGGTCGGGCGCGAGCTGCGCCGCAGCTATGCCACCGCCCCCGCGCCGATCAAGCAGCTCGCGCGGCAGACCACGGCCAAGGACTTCCGCCCCCGTGCGAGCATTGCCCTGACCAACGGGCCGGACCTGCTCAAGGTCAATGAAGGTGGCGAGTATCAATACGGCACCTTCGGCACCGGCGCGGAAGCCTATGCCGTGGAAACCTTCGGGCGCATCTTCGCCATCACCCGGCAGGCGCTCATCAACGATGATATCGGTGCCTTCCGCGACATTCCGGCCCGCCTGGGCGCGGCGGCACGGGCCTTCGAGGCCGCCCAGCTGGTTAAGGTGATCGAGAACAACCCGAAGCTTTCGGATGGCAAGGCGGTGTTCCATGCCGACCACGGCAACCTGGGCGCCGACGGCGCGCCCAGCATGACCACGCTGGCCTTGTCCCGTCTGGCGATGCGCCGGCAGAAGGGCATCGGTGGCGAGGTGATCGACATTGCCCCCAAGTTCCTGCTTGTCCCGCCCGAGCTGGAGACGGTGGCGGAACAGGTGCTGGCAGATATCGCCGCGACCACGACGGCCGAGGCCAACCCCTTCACCGGCCTGACGCTGATCGTGGAGCCGCGCCTGACCAGCCAGACGCGCTGGTATCTGGTTGCGGACCCCGCGCTGAGTGACGGCCTGGAGTATGCCTATCTCGAAGGCGCCGCCGGCCCGCAGATCGACACCCGCACGGGCTTCGAGATCGACGGGGTGGAGGTCAAGGTGCGGCTCGACTTCGGCGCTGGTTGGATCGACCACCGCGCCTGGCAGCGGGTCGGCTGATCCGATGGCCCTGAGCTACGATGAGGAAGTGGAACTCAGGGCCGCCATCCCGGCCCTGAGGCTGGCGATCGTCAGTGGCACCCTGCGCGTGACCTATGACGGCAAGACGGTCGAGTATCGGTCAATTGCCGAAATGAAGGAAGCGCTGCGCTACGCGGAAGATACCTTGGGGCGGCCCGCTCGCCCCTCGGCCATCAGGTTCACAAGCTCCAAGGGCTTTTGATAATGGCAAATCGTTCCGCCCCATTTAAGCAGATCGACGTGACCCGCGCCGCAAAGGGCGTTGTGGCCGCCGGATTGCCGGTAGGGCGGGTCGAGATCGACCGCGACGGCAAAATCGTGATCCTTATCGCGGACGGCAACGCGCCCGTGGAGAAGAACGACTGGGACTGACATGAAAAGGGCCGAGCGATTCCCTCACGCCAAATCCTACCGCGACCGCCACGGGAAAATCCGCTGGCGGTATCGCCATAAGGGCGTCACGGCCGAGCTGGGCACCGATTGGGGCAGCGAGGAGTTTTGCCGCCGCTATGCGGCCGCAGTGAACGGGCCGGCCAAGGATGGGGCAGGGGCAAGCCGCACGGCCCCCGGCACTCTCGATGACCTCGCTGTCCGGTTCTACAAGCTGCACCTGCCGACAGTGGGGGAAAGCACCGCTGCCAATTATCGCTTCGTCATCGACAGGTTGCGCGTGAAGCACGGGCACAAGCGCGTGTCGCACATGGCGCGCCGTCACGTCATTGCGATCAAGGCCGAGATGGCCGACACCCCCCAGCAGGCGAACAAGACGCTCAAGCGGCTGTCCCAGCTGATGGAACTGGCGAAGGACTTGGAGTGGCGCACTGACAACCCGGTTGACGGCGTGAAGCTCTATCCGACCAATCCCGGCGGTTTCCACACCTGGGACGAAGGCGAGATCGCCAGGTTCTACGAGGTCTACGAGATCGGCAGCGTGCCGCATCTGGCAATGACGCTGATGCTCTATACGGGCGCGGCGAAGTGTGACGCGGTGAAGCTGGGGCGAGGGAACATCCGCGACGGGCGGCTTGTCTATCGCCGCAACAAGACGCGCCGGAACCCCGAGGGGATCGAGGTCAACATTCCGATCCATCCCTACCTGGCGGAAACGCTGGCGCACGTGCCGCCCGATGCCTTCACCTTCCTGCAAACGAAGGATGGCCTGTCCCGGTCGGTGAAGGGCTTGGGAACGTCCATGCGGAAGTGGTGCGACAAGGCCGGATTGCCCCTGTGCAGCTCGCACGGCTTACGCAAAGCGATCTGCCGCCGTATTGCCGAAGCGGGCGGGACGGCATTCGCAATCATGTCGGTGAGCGGACACATAAGCCTGAAAGAGGCGCAGAAATACTGCGAGGAGTTCGGCCGCAAAGGCATGGCTGATTCCGCTATCGCAAGCCTTCCCGGCGGGGCGAACGGGGAACAGAAGTTGACGAACCACCCCGCAAGGTTCGTCGAAAAATCACGCAAGAGGTTGCAATGA